GCACTTGCTCCCCTGCTGCATAACTATCTAGCATCTCAGCGAATGGTAGCGAAGTCCACCCACCGCTGATTGATCCGAATCCGCTAGTGCGATAATAAACATCAAGAGATCCAGTAAAATCATAAAGAGCATCTACTGTAGTCATGAATTTATAAACTGATTGAGGCGTGTCTAATACCTTTGTAACTATATAAGAATAGTCAAACAAAGTATCAGACCTAATATCGGCAAGAATAACACCGCGCTGACCTGCCGTAAGTGTAGTTATTCCAAGCCAACCCTGCTCGGCATCCATCGCTGAAATAGCAACAGTTGGCTGAAATTCAATTGCTTCGAATCCAAAGGTTTCTAGATACTTATTTGATGTTCCACCAAATATTGCATCAATGCTGTTATTAACTACTTGCTTCATTATGAAAGTTAGGCCAGTTGAAACTATTCCTCTGTCAAGAACATTAGACCAAGCAGCATTAGTAGCTAGAGGGGCAACAATTTGATTTGATGTTCCTAATAAGTTTGATGTTACTAAGGAAGGCCAAGAAGTTGCACCGCTTGTTAATTCTGACAATTGACCTAAATACATATTGGTCGTTGTGCAAAAAAACACGCATGGCTGTCCTGAATTAGTAGTGTGAGATGGCTCTGCATAGTCCTCTGAATCAGTTAATAAAAGAACACCTGTCAATGCTGGCAAGTTGCCAGTCTTGTGTAAAAATAAAGAGTGTGATGTTCCAAATGCCCTACCAACTGTTCCATCAGTAATGTCTGTGGTAAAATTAATTGCAGCACCGCCAGTTGTCGCAGATACTTGATAACTAACCCCTGCGACCGAACCGCTTACAAAATATGTTGTACCAACTACTAATCCTGCACCACCCGTTAATGCAGTAAATGTAATAGGATCTCCATTTACGAACGTATGGCCAGCATGATTAATCGTGTTAGTTGCATCTGTTCCAGTTATTGAAGCCGTTGTATAAGTAGGCGCAACGCTAGTATCAAAAACATAATACTGATGAGTTGCTGCAACGCCATTGTGAACATATAATCTGTCGTTAGCCTTATCTAAAACCGCCCCAGCACTTGCAGTGTTCAAATGTCCTGCGCCTGTGAATGCTGGATCTTCTAACTTATAAACTGCTTTTTGATCATTGCCTGTAGCAAAAGGAATTGTTGGAAATCCTACAGGTACAAAGTCAGCTAAAGCTAGGTTATTAATTAAAATTGGTCCGCCGTTTATAACAACAGATCCAGTGGTGACTAAAAACATCTTCCATCCACTTGTGCCAGTATCATCAATTTTAACCGCACGATAAACAGTAGTTGTTGCAGCAGTGTCAGGCATTTGAATTAAAATTCTACCAACATAATTCGTAGAGCCAGTTGCATAGTTTATTGTATAGAGAATTACGTTTGTCGTTGATGCTTCAGACGATAAAACAAATAACCTTCCATTTTCAGTCATGACCATGTTATTAGCGGCCATTGTAATCCCAGTATCGGATGTTATATCGACAAATTTATTTAGTGGCGGTCCAAGTGCAGTCTTGCCATCAACAGTCTTTGAATAGCATCTGCCTTGGATTGTTGTTTTAGTTTGATCATAGCTACTGACAACATCGTCTAATAAATCTGCTTTTACATATCTCATTAATTAACCCCTTTAAAAAAGCTCGTAATAAAATCCATCTTTTTTATATTTAATGCCTGACAATGAATAGTCGAATACTTTTCTCAAGTTGTCAGGCGCGAATATTGCCCCTGTATATTCTATTTTCTCAATTCTCTGATTTATTGAACCAACATCAAGATAAAATATTGTTTTGGTCATCGCAGTATCTGGATAAAGAGTGCTGCTCATTACTATTTCGTCTATTCTTTGAGTCCTCAATCCGGCATCGTGATAAGAAATAGAAACTATCTTGTCATATGCTGCTAAAGATGCGACGTGAAAATTAAACTTTACCCCTTGATCCTCGAATGTTCCCTCTGGCCCCTGAGGACCTGGGTCTCCTTGTGGTCCCTGCGGACCTGTCGGGCCTGGATCACCTTGCGGACCTTGAGGTCCAGTCGCTCCGTCGGCTCCATCTACCCCATCAACTCCGTCAGCCCCATCCGCTCCATCCGCACCCGCTGGGCCTACTAGCGAAACACCTGCAGGCCAAACCCCTGATGCTTTCGGGCCATAGATAAACCAGGAAACCGTATCGATGTAAAAATCACCATTATCACCAAGAGAATTAGATGGTGCACCGGTCCCGTTTAATAAAGTATTCCCACTACCGCTGCCTCCAGATCCTGGCGCTCCATCCTGCCCCATCGGGCCACCAGGACCGCGATCTCCCTTTGGCCCCTTGTCTCCCTTTGGTCCTTTAATATTGCCAACCAGAACCCATTTAGAAGCTATGTAGCTGTAAACATCACCGCTTAGAGCATCTAAATACTGATCATTCTCTTGAATTTCTGCTATATTTTTGGGCTTGCCTTTGCCTGTATACCAAAAAGAACCGCGCTCGCCATCTTTGCCCGATTTTCCGGCAGGTCCTTGTTTACCTTCAGGTCCAGTTTTGTTTCTAGGTCCCATTGTAATCATCTATCGTGCCTCACGCAGTGAACAACCTCGAATGATCCGCAGTAAAGAAACATATCTGGCGTTAGATTTTTGTGCATATTTACAAAAGCATAAAGGCCATGAAAGAGAATGTCGCCAGATGGCACAATCTTTAAGCATTTCATAACATATTCGACGCAATTTAGTTTGTTATCGTCCATTAGATCGCCGAGGGTATCGTATTCTTTGCCCATCATTGAGTATGCGGCTTCGTTTATTTGCTCCCACGATAGGTCCGCACCCTTGGGAATCCTCGGTTTTAGAATGCATACTGAATCGCAATTAAATACCTCGTAGAACGAGCTTTTCTTTACCCCTGCGCCTATGGCCTCAACCAATTCAGGGCAAGGGCTATCGCCTTCTATGTTCATCAGAGCGTGGGTCCAGTACCCCCACTTGAAGGTTAATACGAAATTAGCAAAGCAAATCATTGGGTTTGATAGATACCCCCTGCGCTTTGTGAGAATAATGTAATTTGAGTTTGTAAGATGTTTTAAGATAGTTAAATGATCATCTTCTGTAAGTCTAAAACGCTCGCCCTCTACTCGCTCCCTGAGCCATAGATAGTTCAAGCCACCTAAAAACATGAGAAGTTTTTTGATCAAACTATCTCCTCGATGCTCTAAATACTAAAGTGCATCTGCAATTGACTACTTGTCCGGCTTCTGCCCCTGGGTCTCCAGGTCCATCCATGTCTGCATCTGGCGGCACGGTAAACTTATCATCTAACTCTACTTGCACCCCATTCATGTCTAAGTGATTTGCCCCTACCCCTGGGTTTGGACCATCGCCATCGCGGGTGCGATCATCTTGAAGCGATACCCATTCTTTTTTAAGCCCTGGGACTTCTAGAGATCTAGCTGCCTCGATAGTCGCATTATTGCTAGCCATTCCGACCTCTGTTCTCGCAATGTTTCTAGCTCTGCCTGCAGATAATTCGCTGAAATGTGATCGTAACTCTTTAGCGACGTTTACATCCGCATCCTCTTGAACCGCCTCGCGCACTAGATCTTGCACCACTTTCCTGACTTTTTTCCTGGTAGTGCCTTCGATTTCTGTAATCGCTTTGCCTGTTCTAGTTTTTACATAGTGCTCAGCCCAATCGGACCATGTTTTTTCTGATTTTTTAGTCTCTAAAACTATGTGCTGTGATTTAGCATTCTGAAATATTGCCTGACCAAAATCTTGTACTGTGAATTTGATATGCCTTGATAATGTTTTGGCGATGTCTTTCATCGAGTTATCGATAGCAATTTGCATCGCATACTCGGCAGCGCGTGGGTCTTTATTATTCGCTGCTTTCTCTAAGTCTCTAGCTAACTCATCGAAGTCGGTTTCTAGAGAACGAGCGAAGGGTTTTTCAAGTCGTTTCCGAGCTGCATTGACCCTTCGCCAATTGTTCTGTTTTTCATTTTGATTAATAAGATTGAATGATTTCCAACCCTTTTCATCGGACTCCTCGTCTGTTTCGATTACTTCTTCGGAGCTGGTTTCTTCTTCGATACTTTCTTCTTCGCCATTGTCTGTTTCTCCTTCCCCATCCTCGCTAACCGGAGGCGTATCTTCGACTGTAGTCCATTGGTCAGGATTTTCAAGTATTTGATTACCGATAATGAAAACATCCCATCCATCGACTTCTTTGTATCCGCTAGCGATTCGCTTTTCGTTCTGGGTAAGAAAATTCGCACTAGCTAGAGATGAGAATTTCGACTCTCGCTTTGCGACTAATACTTCAATGTCATCTTTGTCGTATTTTAATTTTAAATTATCGCCAAACCTTGGAGCTAACCATCGGTTCAACTCATACTGAAACAAATCCATGATAGGGAGGATTGTCTCCTCGAATAATGCGCAACGAGCTTCTTGATAATTGCTATATGTGCTCTCGCCTACGCCTACTAATTGCGGAGGTACGCCGAATACATTCGCAATGTCCACGGCGGTCACTTCTAGCGAAGCAATCCAATCCATTTCTTTTGGCGATAGAGAAATTTGCTCCCATTTCACGCCACCCTCTAAAATCAATGGCTTTCCTGAGTTTCTGCTACCCTGATAGGATTCCTCAAACTCTTTCTTCATCCGCGCATACTGCTCGTTTGTTAAATTACCGCCAGGGTTTACATCGCTAGATTCAACCATCAGCATACCGCTAGGGCTTGCCATGTTTTGAAGCATGGATAGGTTCCAACGATTAGCGCTGTTGTATTGATCCACCCCTAGCATGGCTGCTTCTAGTGGACTCATGCCATACCAGATGTCTATCGGGTTGAATGTTTTTGCGTGCATGATTGGACTTATTCCACTGACAGGATCAACCTCGAAATATTTCTCTTGTTGCCCTGCCTTGAAGCAGTATTTTCCAACGCTGCCGAACTGATTCGGGTAAACTTTCATTAAGTCAGGCCTTAGAGACCAAAGCTCTAGAGGAGCAGTTTTAGGGCTTGGGCCTACTGACTCAATGTAAGAATTACCAGACAGTAAATAATAAGAAATCACTGACTCAAAAAAAGATGACCATCCTTGCATCGGGTTCGGAGTATTCATCAAGGTCAAAAGCGGATGCTCTTCAAGCTCGCTCTTTCCTGAATATAATTCCCATTGAATACCCGCACAGTTCATGGCGATTAATTTAACCGAGCGAAATACCACTGCGTTCTTGTTATAGCCCTCTTTAGAGAATGATAGATAGTTGGCTGGAGTAACAGCAGGTTGTCCCAATCGATCAATTGACATCGCAATACGACTTTGGCTTGCTTTAGATTGGAATAAACCACGCAGTAAATGAAAAAAATTCATAGGCTTCTCACTCTCGGTTGATATGTTGAGACGTTATTGAAATACTCGACCATTTGGCTTGTGGTGTCAACTTGGTCATCGTGTGCACTAGTTGGAAACTCCTCATGCTCAGTAATAAAGTCGCTTAACCATCTCGCGGTGCGAGGCAAATAACAATTACCACTTCGTATGGTAGGTGTTGCGGCGATTGCTCTTTGTTCTTTATCTCGTTGTTTTGGATCATAGGCAAGTACAGGAATAGTTGTCGACCGTCTTAGGTATTGAATGATCGATGAGCCGCTTGATTTGTCCTCGATGTTTACCGCCATTGGTTTCCATTTATTGAATTGTTGGACCACTGCTTGTTCTAAATCTGGCGCTTCTAATTTTTGCCTGAATAAATCGAGCAAATAATAACCATTGTGAGTTTTACCCCATGTAGCACAAACAGAATAATCATTCGTTAGCCCTGGTTTCTGAGCAGTATCCCAAAATTGAGCAATTTGAATAATATTTTTAGGTGCCTCATCGTAATATTTCCACCAATCGCGCTTGAATATTTCACCACCTATTTTGGATGGCCGCTGCTGATACAAAGAAACCCAATGCTGATCAGGCAATCCATTCTTTAAATTATCCAGTGCCTTTTCATCATATCTTTCTCTGCATAGCGCCTCGTTCTCAGCCCTGCCGATGGCATCGTTCGCATATGCCAATGCTGGCAATGAGATCTCCTGCCACTTATCGTTATGCTCGTTTAATAAATAGCCTGCTAGGTCCGCGTGGTGCCATCTGGTCATGATTACTATGATGGTGCTGCCTGGCTCTTGCCTTGTATAGAATGTGGTATCGAACCAATCCTTCACTTTTTGGCGATAGTTCTCGCTGCTGGCCTCTTCCCAATTCTTAATCGGGTCATCGCAAATCAATAAATGGCCACCTTTACCAGTGATCGATCCACCGATACCTGCTGTTATCATGCTAGAGCCGTTGGTTAATTGGAATCTATGGGCTGCAAAATTATCCTGCTTCAATTTAGCATTCGATAGCTCATTACCATCGAAATGATTCCGCACCCATCGCCCGAAACTGCTCGCTAATTCATCACCATATGAAGTTAGAATTACATTTCTATCACCGAAATTATCTAGATACCAAGCAGGCAGCCACTTCGATAGGGTCTCTGATTTGCCATGCCTGGGTGGCATTGAGACCACAAAGCGCCCACCACCTGTTAATAATGATGGGTAAATTTGCTCAAGAACATACTTTAAGTGCTTGTAAGGCTTCCACTTTTGGTAACTGGCCTTTTGTGCATATGTATGTGGGAATGCTCGCCATAGGTTTTCAATATTGCTTTGATCATTGATCATCTTCTGCCAATTTTTCAGCGATCTGTTTAGCGGCTTTCATCATTTCTGGATCTGACATGATCGCAGATAATGGATTTTTTTCTGATACCTGTGCTTTTATTTCTGCTGTATGCTCAAACTTATCTGCCCATCCGCACATGTTCTTTAAACAAAAGATTAACATAGCGGTATTCCCTGATAGAGCTTGATCTAGTGCCCTTCTAACCAATGCATGGCGGGTGTGAACCATGTTTTGTGTCCGAAATTCGACAAACGTGAGGTTAAAATTATCCCTGATGTATCGCTCAATCGTCCTAGGGTTTACCTCAAAGAATGCTGCAACATCATCCAAGCTAGGTTTTAGCCTCATGAAGGCTTTTATTTTTTCAGGCTCTATTTTGTTTGATTTTGTGGCATGAGCTGGCATTTTATACCTCTATCTGGAGCGCATCGGTCGGACTTTCACCGCCCCCTACCTCTTGGAAAGAGGTCGTGCCAGATTCAACACTAGATGCGCGCATTTTCTGCCCTTTATACATTCGAACGTCATCAGGGATTTTGTCAACGAACTTAAACTTAGCTTCTAGGGCTTTGTCAAAGAAGTAAATATACTTCATTTGATACCCTTCAATTGGTTTTAACTTCAAATGGGAGGACATATACTTACCGTTTGGACCCAATTTATTATCAATCGCTTTTTTTGCGACTATATTTCTCTTTTTTGTTCCATGGTTAAATTCAATTTCTCCATCGCCAGCATCCAATAAGCTATTATTCTTCTTGAAGCTATGAAGCTTGAACCCGCTGGCTCGATAGATAGTACCATCTCCGCATTGGCAGGCATCTGCGAAGCTAACAATCAATTTTAGATGTGGGTATTGCTTTTTTAGTATCCTTAAGCATATAGAAATCGCTCTTGATTCCGAGTTTTTTGGCAATAAATCAGAAAAGGCCATTCTATTTAGCTCGAGCGATTCATTAAACCCTATTCCTAGATTTTGGGTCATTCTTCTTTTGTCTATATGCGGACCGAATTGGAGGACGCCGAGAAGTTTATTATTAACGAATGCACCGAAATGAATTTGCGAATTTTGGGTTGATTTTCCTGAATAGTGATATGTCTCAACTATTTGTCTGGCAGATTGTCCATCGATTGATTTTATTAATATGTCTTTAGCAGAAATATTATCCATAAATGTATCTCTTCATTATCGCAGCGAGAGCATTTCCGTTTGAGTTCTCGTTTAATCCATCTTCGCACAGTTCTGATTTTTTTGCTTTTGCGATTGCTTCATCAATAATGTCTTTTTGCTCATTACTAACAACAAATGTCATGGTCTGAATGCCTGGATCTCCGGACGAGAGGTCTGGCAATGGTACTTCTTCTGCCTCGGGTAGTTTAAAATCTGGTATTCCTAAAAGGTCAAAATCTAAATTAAAGTCTAGATTATTAAGCTCATCAATCACTGATGCCATATCGGTTTCTGCTAGTTCTGCGATTTTATTATCTGCCACCATATCGGCATACTCTTCGGCTTCGCTTTGGTAATCTTGAAAATCTACCGCTGCTCTTTCCCATCCTAGTTTTTTGATGGCCATTAGACGGCCGTGGCCTTTTGTGATGAATCCGCTGCGATTTGAAATTATTATCGGGGACCTCTGGCCCTGAAAATCGATAATTTTAGCAAGCAAATCTATCTGATTGTCTGGGTGGCGGTTTGGATTTTTTGGGTTTTCAATTATCTTATGAAGTTCTAACAATTCATCATGCGCACATTTAATTTTGGTCAAGTCCATCTTACCCCCCAAGACTTAAACCAAAACTTGCACTAATAAATTGCTATGTCAATTTTCAGTGAATAGCTGATTTAATTCTTTTGCGGTATCTGCCTTCGTTTCGCCCTTAAATGTAACGTCTTTTATTTCTGCCCCATCTGGAATGTAATTCACATCATACTCAGCGATTGAAATGGCCGACAATGAATCAGGGAATGCAGTTTTTAGCGCCTGAGACCTAGCCCTCCTGATTAACATGATCTTAGGGTATGTATCCCATGGCGTGGTTTTCTGGCGGCTTAATAGCCCTGCAGTCTTCGCATCGTCCATCGAAAAGAACGCCTCGACCTCTGGCTCGTTTTTTCTCTTCAGTTTGCAAACCCCTGCCCAGGCCTTTACCCCTAGATTCTTATTCTCTAAGCATATTTTGTTATACTCTGCGTCTATTAAGAATTCGTTAACATATTCCAATTCGCCTGTACGCCTCGCTAGGGCAAGTGGCAACTCACCCCATATCGAAGGGTTCCCATTTATTACGGCGATGTTACGCAGCCCCTGGAGCGGTTTTAGCCCCATCTCTAGAGCATATTGCATCCCGATCAATACCTGGCTCGCGGTTTCATATGATCTGGGCACCATTTTCGAACTAATCATTGCCGAACAAATGCGCATCTGGCCATCAATGTCCTTGGCGCGCAGGAATCCCTCTTCGCTAACCTCGACCATGGCCTTAGTTTTTGTTTCTATTTGCTCTTCTGACATAAAACCTCCTCATCAACCTTTGTTGGGTGTTCATTTTTTAGTGCGTTTAGCATTTTGTCCGCAATTAGCAAGGCTTTTTCAGGCCAGCCAGTATCGCCCTTAATTATCAATGCCATCATTGCAGCCTTAGCAAATTCCTCGCGCTTGGATAGCGGCTTGCCTACTAGGGCAAAATCTGCATCTTCTATAAGCATTTTCATTTAGTCGGCAAATCCCATGGAATTGCAGCACCGCTATGGCCGCAGGTTTTAACCTCGGGTTTAAAGTTTTTTAGCATTTCGTCGGCGTCCCTGAAATCACAATTCAACAGCATTCCTGCAACCGTTGCTGCCCACATTTGATCAATATGCTTCTGGCAATATGCTAGGACCTCGGATACTCGCTTATCGATTTCGGTTTTATTAGAAATTTCCATTATTTTCCTTTGTTTTGTTCGCAGTAATTTAGGGTATTTGTTATTAGATCTCTGACTGCCTTGAATAAATTATCTCCGCTGCCATCAAAGCCCTTTGGAATTTCAAGCTCGCATGTTTTAAGCGCGGTGATTAGAAGCTGATTTTCTTTTTGCAGCTTCTCATAGGCTGAATATTCTATGGCCTTTGTCTGCACAGTAAATCCGTCAACGATGTTCACTTCATAAGAAAGCCATGACTCGTTATATCTTTCATAAATATAAAATTCCCTTGGCTTCTGTTCGTTAGTCATTTAATTTTGGCCTGCGCTTGCATCTTGCCCAAATTCTTTAAAATGCATCCCAAAGTATTTTTTATAATTTTGATTAAACCATTCCTTCTCAGCAATTAGTTTATCAACTTCAATCTTTTTGTCTGCAATCTTTTTGTCGAACTGATTTTGTATCTCGTTATATGAAATTTTAGTTTCAAAATCCTGCAATGGAGCAATTTCCATTTCCTTGCTATCTTTATTTATATACGCAAACTTCAACTCAGTCGTGCTATACCCTGATTGGATGTAAGCAACTACTATTGTCGGCCTATTTTGGAATTCATCAAATCCAACAATTACACCAGAGTGCGTTTTAAAGGTATCGCTATATTCTTTAATAAGAATCTTTACAGCATCACCTACTTTAAAATTATCAACACGTTTCGCAGTTCTTAAGTCAACCTCGACTTTAATGCCATTTATTTCTACTATTCTTTTAAATTCATCCATTTTTTACTCCTTTGTGTTTTTAAATTCTTTGAGTTTTTGTAGTGCTTCCTTGGCTCTGTCGGCATATTCAGAAAATTGCCCCTCATACTCTGGATGCATTTTGTGAGTTATTAAATCAATTTCTATAATTGAATCTAAAGCCCCCTCAAGCTCTGCAATTATTTTTTCATACTCGGCAGAGGCAGCGTCAAAGCCTTCTTTGTATGTTTCATGTATAAAACACCCACATAAAGTGTGATAAGTGCATTCACCTACTGGAGTTCCTGGATTAGTTCTTTCGGTTAAACAGTCCTCGTCAAAATCCTGTTTTAAAATATATTCATCAGCTAATCTGTTTTTCAACTTCTCAAGTCTGTTCATTTAATACTCACGGTCATCATCAACGAAAACCCATTGTGGCTTATTGTAACAATCAAGCTTTTCTTCTGGCTTCTGTTTCCATGGTGGCACTTGATTGATATGCACTGCTTTTCTCAATTTTAATTTTGCACTGCTAAATGACCAGCACTCTTTGGCGCCGCCAAGGCCATTGTTGTAATCATCGTTATAGCATCCAGCGCACATTGTTTTTGATTTCTTCATTCCCCCTCCAGAAACTTCTCAAGTCTGTTCATTTAATAACTCCGCACATAATTTAATAAAATTACCATATGCTTTAATTTGTTGCTCATTATATCCTTCTTTTTTGCCAATTTCTTCAAAACCTATAAGCCATTCACTTATTGGCATTACAATACAACCAATGCGAAGTGTGCCGTCTAAAGTGTAAAATGCTTGATGTCTTTGAAATTGAAAAAGTACAAGGTTCGCAGAGCTAAGGTTCGCAGAGCTAAGGTTCGCATAGTGAAGGTCCGCAGAGCGAAGGTCCGCAGAGCTAAGGTTCGCAGAGCTAAGGTCCGCATAGCGAAGGTCCGCAGAGCTAAGGTTCGCAGAGCTAAGGTCCGCAGAGCGAAGGTTCGCATAGCGAAGGTTCGCAGAGCTAAGGTTCGCAGAGCTAAGGTTCGCAGAGCTAAGGTTCGCATAGTGAAGGTCCGCAGAGCGAAGGTCCGCAGAGCTAAGGTTCGCACGCTCACCACCATTTTCATTTCTTAACCATTTACCATGCTTGTCTAAAATATCTTTCAATTCTTGTTCTGATATTTGTCTTAATTCGCTCATTCACCCTCCAGAAACTTCTCAATTGATTGAAGTGCTTTTCTTGCGTCAGCTTCATACCCGAACGCAAGTTGACTCATGTATGAATATGCGCCTTCGTTATCGTTTTCTTCTATGTAACCCTGCAATCCATATTTTTGCTTTGATATTTTACTCAAGCAATCTGCCAATTCAACAACCAATGGCACTAAAGATGCGGCACCTGACATGTAAGATGGCATGTGGCAACTTCCGCCAATTGCTGTGTCATACTTCCAAGCGTTGCTTTCAATCTTTTCCTCTAGTCGTTCTTTAAGTGATTTCATTTAATATTGCCTCTTACATATTTCAAAATACCT